CTAAACCACTATTTAGTCATTTACCTCGTAATTTTACGTTCATAGAGCCGTGTGCGGGGGACGGGGCACTTGTAGACCATATTACTAGAAACACCTCTGGACGGTGTATTTTAAAGGCAGATATAGAGCCTAAAAGACAGGACATAGCCCAACAAAACGTTATGGGATCTTCCGATGAACCAGATTTTTATATTACTAACCCACCTTGGGACAGAAAGATTCTTCATCCTATTATAGAGTTATTATCTAGTTTATCTCCAACATGGCTCCTGTTTGATGCCGATTGGCCTCATACACAACAAAGTACGCCTTATATGGAAAGTCTTGTAAAAATTGTCAGTATTGGTAGAATAAAGTGGATACCTAACAGCAAAATGACAGGAAAGGATAACTGTTGTTGGTATTTGTTTGATAAGAGCGGTTATAAACAAACCGAGTTTTATGGGAGAACGCAATGAGTGTATTAACGAGTTTAGTAGGTCCAGTAACAGGTCTTTTAGACAAATTTATTGAAGACAAAGATCAAAAGGCTGCTTTGGCTCACGAGATAGCTACTATGGGAGAGAAACATTCTCAAGAGGCTTTACTTGCACAATTAGAGATAAATAAAGCCGAAGCGGCTTCAGGATCGTTATTTAAGGGCGGCTGGCGGCCCTTTGTTGGCTGGACATGCGGTATTGCTTTTGCATATCATTTTGTGCTTCAGCCGCTTTTAATATTTGTTTTTGCCTACATTGGCTTAGAAACACCTGATTTACCTGCATTTGATGTGGGTACGCTCCTTCCTGTTTTGGGCGGTATGCTCGGAATCGGCGGCTTGAGGTCATACGAAAAGACAAAAGGATTAACTAAGTAATGCCTAGAGCAAAAGAAAAAACTATACCAAAGACTACGGGAAAAGGAGGCAATTATAGAAAAACCGCGGCAGGAGCGGGTATGACTAAAAAAGGTGTTAAGGCATATCGTGCAGCAAACCCCGGTTCTAAGTTAAAAACGGCAGTTACAGGTAAAGTAAAAAAAGGAAGTAAGGCAGCAAAAAGAAGAAAATCATATTGTGCTAGAAGTGCAGGGCAGTTAAAAAGAAGTTCAGCTAAAACAAGAAACGACCCAAATTCAAGAATTAGACAAGCAAGAAGAAGATGGAGGTGTTAAATGTCTGGTAAAGGTCTATATGCTAATATTCACGCAAAACGCAAACGTATTGCAGCGGGTAGTGGCGAAAAAATGAGAAAAAAAGGTGCTAAAGGCGCTCCTGCTAAAGGTATTTTTAAAAAAATAAAAAACAAAAGAAAGAGTTGAGTATAATGAAAGCTAATTTTGACAAATGTTTAGAAATGCTTTTGCATCACGAAGGGGGCTATGTAAATCATCCCGATGACCCCGGAGGAGAAACCAATCTTGGGGTCACTAAGAAAGTATATGTGGCTAGTGGTGGTAAAAAAAGCATGAAGAAGCTTACTGTAAAGGATGTGGCGCCTATATATAAGAAAAGTTACTGGTCTCGTCTTAAATGTGATGACCTCCCTAGCGGTTTGGATTTTTGTGCGTTTGATTGGGGTGTGAACAGTGGCACGGGCCGTGCGGCCAAAGCGTTGCAGAAAATCTGTGGGGCATCCGTAGATGGGGCGATAGGACCTAAGACGCTTGCTTTGATAAACAGACAGAACCCTAAATATATGATTGAAGAGTTTGGAAAAATTAGGCAAGAGTTTTACGAAAGTCTGGGAACTTTTAAAACTTTTGGTAAGGGTTGGACCCGTAGAAATAAAGAAACAACGGAGGCTTCTATCAGTATGATAAAATAGGGGTAGCGTTTTTATATCAGACATGCTAAGAGTATAACCAATCTTGTAAGATTAGATATGGGGATATAAGATGGATGAGATATTTATTGCAGATTCCGTATTTAAAATTATAAGAGAAAGACGACAAAATGTTTCAGATATACTCGGAGGAGATAATATTCGAGATATGGAGCATTACAAGAAACTCATGGGCATCCTTGATGGCCTAAATTATGTAGAACAGGAACTCAAGAGCCTGCTAGACAAACAGGAGCGCAGCATTGACTGACACACAAACTGAGGAACCAGAACTGAAAGATGCTTGGCAAGCGCCAAAAGAAGAAGCAACAGTTTTAGATCCAGAACTTCTTAATAAATCCTTAATTGAAAGAATGCCTAATCCTACAGGTTGGCGAATATTAGTTTTGCCATATAAAGGTCAGGGTAAAACCGAAGGTGGTTTATTTCTTCCCAATACTGTTGTGGAAGAACAACAAGTTTCCACGCAAGTGGGATATGTACTTAAAGTCGGAGATTTAGCATACAAAGACGAGAAAAAGTTCCCTACGGGGCCTTGGTGTGCGGAAAAAGATTGGGTAATGTTTGCCCGATATTCAGGATCACGTTTTAAGATAGAAGGTGGTGAGGTTCGTATTCTCAACGATGATGAGATACTTGCCAAAATTTTAGAACCCACAGATATTCTTCATTTTTAGGAGTTATTATGTTAGAGAAAGAGAATAATGAAACAGATATTAGAGAAATTGAAGTCGATACTGACGAGGATACGGGCGCGAATCAGGCGTCTGGTCAAGCCGGAGAAGTTATCGTCGAAACCGGGTCGTCCCAAGAAGACGACCAGTTCAGCAAAGCCGAAAGCGCCACGCAAAAAAGGATAGATCGCTTAACTAAGAAAATGCGGACTGCCGAGCGGGAGCGAGAGGAAGCTTTACGCTATGCTCAGAAGGTTCAACAGGAAGCGGATGAGCTAAAGACCCGTGTGACTAGCATGGATCAGAACTATATAAATGAGTATAGTTCCCGTGTTGACACGCAAATGTCGGCAGCAGAGACTAAGCTTAAATCGGCAATGGAAATAGGGGATACGGCCCAAGCTGTAGAAGCCCAGAAAGAAATAAGCCGTTTGACTATAGAAGCGGACAGAGCATCTCAGGCTAAGGCTCAACAAGAATCTTTGAAGAACACGCTTCAGCCTACGCAACAGGCTCAACCCACACCTCAACCTGTTAAACCACCTGATCCTAAAGCTCAAAAATGGGCCGAAAAGAACGATTGGTTTGGCACAGATGAAGCGATGACGTATGCGGCTTTTGGTATACATAAACGCATGGTTGAGAACGAAGGGTTTGACCCAAGCTCAAATGAGTACTATACTGAGCTTGATAACCGTATGCGGACAGAATTTCCGCATAAGTTAAATGGAGGCGCGGAAGCACCTTCTACAGAGTCTCGGAGTAATCGACCCGCTCAGACGGTTGCTTCTGTATCACGCTCTGCTACCTCTGGGCGCAGTAAAAGTAGAAAGGTCAAACTCACCCCGACCCAAGTTGATATAGCTAAAAGATTGGGTGTGCCAATAGAAGAATACGCGAAATACGTGAAGGAGTAAAAAATGTCAGATAATAAAGAGTTAAACTTCGGAGGATCTGTCGAAAGAACGCCTCGCGCAAAACAAACTAGAGAGAAGACGGCACAGCGTAAGCCGTGGGCTCCACCGTCCATGTTGGACGCACCACCCGCACCAGATGGGTTCAAACATCGTTGGATTCGTGCTGAGGTTCGAGGTTATGATGACCGTAAGAACATTAGTGCTAAACTAAGAGAAGGTTGGGAATTGGTTAGACAGGATGAGTACCCAGATTTTGAATCTCCTGTTATTGATTCGGGTAAATATGAAGGTGTGTTCGGAGTGGGAGGCTTAATGTTAGCTCGTATTCCAATAGAAACTGTAGCAGAAAGGACTGCGTATTTCGATCAAAGAAGTGCGGATCAAATGGAAGCTGTAGATTCTGATATGATGCGAGAAAACGCTCATTCGACAATGACGATTAATAAACCTAATCGTCAATCTCGTGTAACTTTTGGTGGTTCTCAAACTAAGAATTAGGACCATCTTTTAGGATAAGGAAACCAAATTATGGCAAATCTACTATCAGGCGGCTATGGTCTTCGTCCTATTGGTAAAGTGGGTGGCAATCCTTTCAATAATGCGACAACGCAGTATGAGATTGCTAACGACTACTCAACAGCTATATACAACGGAGGAATAGTAATTCCTTTAGCAGGAGGCACTATCGCGATTTCCGATCAGGCAGTTGCTCCTCTTGGTGTGTTAGGTGGTGTGGAGTATGTTGACTCAGTAACCGGTAAGGCAACATGGCTTAACTACTGGCCCGGATCAAACAGTGTAAGTGTTGATACGAATCATCCTGTAAAGGCATTCGTATATGACGATCCAATGCAACTCTACGTTGTTGTTGCAGATGGAACGAACACCAATAGAGCAACCGCTCTTGCGGACACTTTTGCGAATTGTGACATGGCTAGTGTAAACAGCGGTAGCACGAACACAGGTATGGCATCAGATATGCTAGACATTAGTTCAGCGGCTACTACAAATACTTTAGACGTTCGTATCGTCGGTCTTTTTGAGGATGAAGGAAATCTTGACTATTCCGCAGTAGGACATCAATACATTGTGCGTTTAAATCATCCATACAATTCTGGCGTCGGTGCGGCTGTAGGCACTTTTGCCACAACCGCGATATAAGGAGGTTAGGATATGGCAATTTCTCGCGCACAACTAGCGAAAGAGCTAGAACCCGGCCTAAACGCCTTGTTTGGACTGGAATACGATCGTTACGAAAACGAGCATTCAGCTATCTTTGATGAAGAAAGTTCTGATAGAGCTTTTGAAGAAGAGGTAATGCTTTCTGGTTTCTCAACAGCACCTGTCAAGCAAGAAGGATCTTCTATTTCCTTTGACAGCGCTCAGGAGACCTACACTGCTCGTTATACACACGAAACCGTTGCTTTGGCTTTTAGTATTACTGAAGAGGCTATTGAAGACAATCTCTATGATCGTCTTGCAAGCCGATATACTAAGGCTTTGGCTCGTTCTATGTCTACAACAAAGCAAATAAAAGCCGCGTCTATTTTAAACAATGCTTTTAGCACTGGAGCAAATGCGATTGGTGACGGAGCAGCGCTCTGTTCGTCTTCACATCCTTCAGTTTCTGGAAATCAGAGAAACCTTCTTTCAACAGCTGCGGATCTTAATGAGACCTCATTAGAGCAGATGTTGATTGATATTGCAGGTATGACTGATGAAAGAGGGTTAAAGATTGCAGTTAGAGGAACTAAGTTAATTATTCCGAAAGAACTACAGTTTATAGCTGAAAGAGTAATTAATTCTGCATTAAGACCCGGAACAGCGGACAATGATTTAAATGCAACTAAGAGCATGGGTATGCTTCCAGAAGGAGCAACAGTAAACCATTATCTTACTGATACAGATGCATTTTTCATTAAAACTGATGCTCCAAATGGTTTCAAAATGTTTAACAGAGCAGCCATTAAAACTGCAATGGAAGGCGATTTTGATACAGGAAACATGAGGTTTAAGGCTCGTGAGCGTTATTCCTTTGGTGTTTCTGACTGGAGATGCGTATTCGGTACACCCGGAGCGTAAGCTAGTTTATTTAAGGTTATTAAGGGGCGGCGAAAGTCGCCCTTTATTTTTTGTAAATACTTGTTATAATAGTTTATCCCTGACAGCCACATGGTGTGGCTGACATTTGCCACTACAGGAGGAAAGAATGGCTAATTCAACTTTTTCAGGACCAATAAGGTCCCAGAATGGAATGAAAGTAATAAGTAAAGATTCTTCAACAGGTTTGATCCAAGATAGAACTTTACACGACATAGGAATAAAAGACACCCGACGTTATTATTTAGAAGAGTGGTTTCTTCAAAGACCGGGCCTTAATGCAAACATTGACCAAGTATCTACAGTAGAAGTTCAAAGAGCTTTGAACAGAAACTGGGAAGCACTTGGAACTAACATGACTACTGCCTTATGTACGTTTAATACAACTTCAGCAGGAGTTGTAGCAACAACGGCAGGAGCCGATCAAGACCAAGCAATATTGACCCCTCATTTAGATACGGCAGCCACAGCATGGGCTGGTTGTTTGTGGGGAACCGAGAACCAAGTTCATTTTGAAACATCTATTGCTTTACCTGCTATTGATAATCAAAATGTTTGGGCAGGATTAAAATTAACAAATGTGCCTGAAGTAGCAACGGATGCTAACCAAGCATACTTTAATTTTTTAACAGATGCGGATAATTCTGGACAAGCTTTTGATGATTTTACTAAATTGCATTTTGTTCATAGTATAGGTGGAACAGACTATATTAGTCAGTTACCAATTACGGTAGCCGCTAATACTATTTATCATTTAAAAATTATGTTTGACAGTGATAGAAAGATGTCCATTTTTGTTAACGGTACTCAATACAATGTAACAAGTACGTCTGGTTCTACTGGTGGCACAGCGGTGACTACTGGAACTACCAAATCAGCGGCCATGACCGATGATATTGATTTAATTCCTTACATAGGTATTGAAGCAAATGCGGCAGCGGCAGAAGCAGTACATTGTCATTATGTTGCAATGAGTAGAATAATTAACGAATAAAAAATAAGTGGGGGTGACTCCCCCACATTTTTAGGAGAATTATATGGCAAGTTCAGATGTAAGGGCGCTGACAGTTAACGATGAGAACGCAGCTGATGCGGATAGACTAGTTACTGCGGCAAGACCTGATACCTCCGCAACTATGGCACAAACCACTCATGCGGGTGGGGCAGCTAGAAATGTTACGGTAACCACTGCGGGTACGGGTGATAATAGTAAAACATGTACAATTACGGGAACAGATGTATTTGGAGATGCTATGACGGAAGTTATAACATCAACGGGTTCCGCAGAGACAGTAGCAGGAGAAAAGTTATTTCTTACTGTTTCCGCAGTCGAATGTTCTGCAAAATATGCCGCTAATATCACGGTAGGTTCGGGTACTCTTTGTGCCCAAGCTGTTGGGGATGGTGGACGTATACGTTTAAAGGGTCTTTCAGTAGTTTCTGGTGGTACGGCGGGAACAGTTTCGTTTTTTAATGGAACCCCCGAAAGTGGTACAGCGTTGTTTAAAGCAAGGACTATTGGTACGGCAAATCAAACTATAGATAGATCGGTTCCAGAAGAAGGAGTTTTATTTGCAAGTGGCATGAGTGTTTCATACACCTTGGATGTTGCTGATATGATGACTTTCTTTTATGCATAAGAGGTTTACATGGCAGTTTCAGGAAGCACTAATTTTGAGTTAGATGTCTCAGACTATATTGAAGAAGCATTTGAAAGATGCGGTTTAGAAGTTAGAACAGGTTATGATTTAAAGACGGCTAAGAGAAGCCTTAATCTTATGTTAGCTGAATGGTCTAATCGTGGGCTTAATCAATGGACTATTACACAACGAACACAGACTGTAACAGCGGATGACACTCAATATTCGTTAGGAACGGATGTTATAGACATTCTATCAGCAGTCGTTCGCAGAAGTAGTGTTGATTATTCTTTGGAAAGAGTAAGTCGAGATCAGTATCTAAGTATACCTAACAAGACAAGTACAGGTAGGCCCTCTCAATTTTTTTTAGATAGACAGACCACACCTAATTTAAAAATATGGCCCGCTCCTGATAATAGCACAGATGTTATTTATTATAATGCTTTAACTCGTATGGACGACGCAGATACACTTATAAATACAATGGACATACCTTTTAGGTTTTATCCATGTTTGGCAGCAGGATTGGCGTATTACATTGCTATAAAAAAAGCTCCTGATCGTATTCAGCTTTTAAAAGCGGTTTATGAAGAAGAGTTTGATAGAGCTATGCAAGAAGATAGAGATCGAGCTTCTTTCAATGTTGTGCCGAGGTATGATTATTTGAGGGTAAATTAATGGCTAGAACCGCCTCTGGAAAACATGCTTTTGGAATATCTGATCGTTCTGGGTTTCGATATAGGCTTAAAGACATGCGAAAAGAGTGGAACGGTATGTTTGTTGGGAAAGACGAGTACGAATCGAAACATCCTCAATTAAGTCCAAGCAAGGTGACCGCTGACCCGCAAGCTTTGCGAGATGCTAGGCCCGACAACGCCGTAGAAACCACAGGATTTATAGTTTATACTAATATAGACGATGGAATAATAGGTTTTACTTTAACCTCAGATCTTGAAGGAACGGGATCTATTGGAACAGTGACGGTGACAACGACATGAGCTTTACATATTCAGGATTAAAAACCGCTATACAGAATTATGCGGAAAACACGGAAACAACGTTTGTAGCGACCCTAGATACTTTTATAAAGACTGCGGAAGAAAGAATACTAAAGGCAGTAGACTTAGAATATTTTAGAAAAAACGCTACGGCTTCTATGACTTCTGGAAATCAATATTTGGCTACTCCATCGGACCTTTTATCGGTGTTTAGTCTTTCTATAACAAGTTCCAGTTCTAAACAGTTTCTTTTACAAAAAGATGTAAATTTTGTTCAAGAGTTTAATCCAAATTCTTCTACTACAGGAACTCCGCGTTATTATGCTCGTTTTGACAATAGTAACTTTATTATAGGACCCACTCCAGATGCTTCGTATGTGACTGAAGTTCATTATTATTATAGACCCACAAGTTTAACCGCGGGTAGCGATAGCGGAACAACATGGCTAAGTACAAATGCTCCAAATTCTCTTTTATATGGAGCGTTAATAGAGGCCTATACTTTTATGAAGGGCGAACAGGATGTAATGGCTATGTATGATAAGCGCTTTATGGAGTCCTTATCCAGATTAAAAGATTATGCTGAAGCTAGAGAGAATACAGACGCATACAGAAGAGGGTTACCAGATAGGCCAAGAACATGAGAGTAGCGATAGTTGGACTTGGTGGAAGCTATGCCGATTACATAGCGGCTCGGATAAGATCAGAAAAATTTGACGAAGTTTGGGGAATTAATTGTATTGGTGCGATAATTCATGTGGACAAGACCTTTATGATGGACCCTGTGTCCCGTTTTTTAGATACGGATAATGCAGGATTGCAAACAGGCATAGCCAATGAATTTCTTAAAAAAAACAAAAAGCCTATCTACACTTGCCAACTGGATAAAAGAGTCAAAAATCTTAAACTATATCCACTCGAAGAGGTCATTAAATCTACCAATCTTTGTTATTTTAACAACACTGTACCTTACGCTATTGGTTATGCTATATATCGTAATGTCTCTTCCATTTGCCTTTATGGGATAGATTATACATATAAGGACAATATCTATATGGCAGAATCTGGAAGAGCTTGCACAGAGTTCTGGTGTGCTACGGCTGTATCAAAAGGTATAAAAGTAGAAGTTGCTAACAGATCCGGGTTGTTAGACACAAATGTACCTGATAATGAGCGTTTGTACGGATATCATAGATTGGATGATCCCTTGGTTCAACAATTTAATGAAGCGGGTCTTTTGATTACAAAACAGTCTGAAGTTGACCCACCAGAACCTATAGACAATAAACCTATACTTTTTGGAAGACATGATTTACAAAAAGCAAACGGAGTTGATAAGCATGTTTCAAATTAATGCAGCGGAGATAGGCACTGTAAAAGTAAACACCTCTCAAAAGGGAGGTTTTTCAAGCGATCAAATTGCAGATATGGCTACGGATAAGATAGTGTATGTAGCAGATAATGCTCCTCCTGCTATACAAGAACAAGCTCGCTTGTTTGCAGATCGTGTAAGAAATCTACTTAGAGGATATGTTGATTTGGCAAAGAAAGAAGAACGTGCTACAATTATTCAAGTAATTGAACAAACTGGTAACAAAGAATTAGCAAATATCATAAGGAGGCTATAATGGCAATTACTCAAGCAATGTGTACATCTTTTAAGCAAGAATTGATGTTAGGCACACATAATTTTGCAACTAACGGCAATGCTTTTAAGCTTGCCTTGTACGCAGAGGGTGGAGGAGGAAAATCTTCTACTACGGCTACTTTAGGAGCCGCAACAACTGCATACACCACAACTGGCGAAGTGGCAAATAGCGGATCTTATACTGCTGGTGGAGGAGCTTTAACAAAAGTTGCACCGACTACTTCAGGAACAACGGCTCTTACTGATTTTTCAGATATAAGTTTTACAACGGCTACAATTACTGCAATGGGTGCGTTAATTTATAACGACACTAATAGTGATAAAGCCGTAGCGGTTCTGGATTTTACAAGTAACAAGACTTCTACTTCTGGTACATTTACTGTAACATTTCCAACGGCAGATGCTTCTAATGCTATAATAAGGATTGCATAATGGCTCATGTCGTTGCTGATCGTGTAAGAGAAACCACAACTACTACAGGCACAGGAACGTATACGCTTGCAGGAGCCGTAACTGGTTTTGAAACTTTTGGTTCTATTGGCAACACCAACACAACATATTATTGTTGTACTGACGGAACCAATTTTGAGGTTGGAGTAGGAACTTACGCTTCTAGTGGCACAACTTTAGCTAGAACAACTATTTTACAATCTAGCAATAGTGATAGTGCCGTGAACTGGAGTGCTGGAACACGGCAGATATTCTGTACGTTACCTGCTGAAAAGTCTGTTATTGAAGATGCAAGTAATAACGTAGCTATTGCTGG